AATAAAAAATTGTCTATTATCTTTGACTGCTTCTTTGAGTTCATCAATATCATCTGCCATATGTGTTAGATGATTATCTTTGATAATCTCAATTTCTTTAGCAAGTTCTTGTGTAGTAACACGTTTAGCCATGTTACTTCTCTACTACTTGACCTTGTGCATTTATTTCATGTGTTCCAGCATCTAACTTAGCCTGCAAATCTGTTTTTTGTTGCTCTAGTTCTTCAACTGTTGGAAAATTATGTTCACTCATCTTCAAATCCTATTTTCTTTCTTAAGTCTGTTAGTTGTTGTTTGTCTTGCACTATAACACATGGAGTAGGAGTATTATTTTCCTTCTCATCTGGATGACTCCAAAATGCCGCTAAATGCAAATACTTACTTTCTATTTTATCTACTATTGATAACAATGTATCAATACTAGTTTGTTCATTGTATTCTAATAACAATGCTTCATGCTTACTAGCACAAAATGAGGCTACCCATGTAAGTTCATTACCTGGATCACCTGTTTTAACATGTAAGATTTTATCCTGCATGTAATACTTTTTAGACCAGGGGCATACTGTGGCAATACTGTCAAAGTATGCAGACCAATCTACTTCTTTTTGGAACCTCTGTTCTTTTTCTTCTTTTTCTTCTTTGTTCCTCTGTTCTTTCCCATTGGCATAATCTTCTCCTTTAATTGTTGTTGTATCCAACATCGTTACTCTTTAAATTTATTACATTGCACTTTGCGTTATTTTCTGCCAAGCACTACCATTGTAAACACACACTTGGTTGAGTGTTGTATTAAATACCATATCACCTGCTAACGGTCCACTTAGTGCATTTATTTGTGTAGTGTTTAAGTTTTGTAAACGTAAACTTGAACTAAATTCTGTTCTAGCGGCTGAAAGTTCTACTTTATCACTGCTATTAGTGTGATCTCTTAATATTAAGTTACCACTACTTTGTTCGTTAGTAATATCCCATTGTGCTTTTGCAGAACTGTTTGCTTCATGTGTGCTTATTCTTATTGTAGCATTACCTTTAGAATCATAGTTAAAACCACTTGTATTATCAAATGTTTGTCCTGATTTAGGTTGTATTTCTACTAGTGTTCCTGCTTTACTGCTTAAATATCCAGCACCTAAGAATGAGTGGAATTCATGCAATTCATCTGGGAACCTATTCTGGGTATATGTAGCATTACCTGTTGACCCGTCTGCACCATAGTCTCTTTGTGGTCTTAAACTAACTGTGCCATCTGGTTTTGCGGCAATAATAGTATTACCTGCCTGGTTTGCAATAAATGTGCTTGGAATACCACCACTTGATACGTTTGCACCATTTCTATAACTTGTTTTGTGTGTATTAGTAATATACAAGTCTGCACTAGCAACATTGTCTGTTGTTGCTCTGTCTTTTGCAGTTTGAACTATTATACCACTAGGCGCATAGAATGGATCTACAGCAGTTAAGTCAGCACTTCTACCACTAAAGTTTATTTTACCAATTGTGACATTACTGCCTACTGCTAAACTTGTTGAACTTCTGTTTGAACTTTTACCACCTATTGCCCTAAAGTCAATAGTAGGTGAGTTAAGTTGTCTTGCATCACTTATATTATTACCACTTTGTCCTAAGAATGTTGTCCATTTAGGAAGAGCATTA